GCTATGGTTCCTATCTGGTGGTTGGGTGGTGCTCATTCTTAAAGGGATGGGTATTACTCAAACTGCCAGTCCAGGCGCTACGTTCATGACTATGGTGAGATCTACTGGAAATGCTCTGATGTTCTTAACATCTTTCATCTTTACACTAACTTTGCTCGTAATATTGTGTGCCGGTTTATTTCATATTTTCGGAATTCTGCTTGCAATGCCAGCTGCGGGAGCTTGTCCTGTGACTGATATTGAGGAGCTGAAGTTGGGGGCTGTCTTGGAAGACCAGTGTCTGGTTCCGAATACCCCAATCGAAAATTATGAATACGATGGTGCTATCACCATGGACTTCAGACCCCACAATAAGATGCAACGAAACTCCAAGTTTGAAAAACTTAGTGGTCCGAAGGCACGTGTCCATGGGATAGTCTTTTCGCAGCTGCAACCTGCTCTGGCAAAGAACACTGCTAAGAACGAGGAGGCTGCGATAACTATGCGTTATTTGAGGAAGGTTATGACTGCTCAAGCTGAGTCTTTCATTAATTTGAAAGACTGGGTCATGACCGGAGTCAAGCGCATATTCGGAGGACGCTATAAATTGTTACCACCTGAGGTGGCAGAATGGTTCAGGCACATGAAACCTGCTAAGATCCGAGAGCTGTTGAAGGCTTTCGCTTCTTTAATCACTCTGCCCCTCAACAGGCGTATTGATGCGGTGAGAAACATATTCATCAAGCTAGAATTGCAAGTTCCTAAGTTGGATGCAATCGAAAATTGGGAGCATTTTATATACTCCTACATTCCTAGACTGGTCTCAGGTACCACTGCTCGCTTCAATGCAGTAGTGGGTCCATGGATATATGCTGTGGCAGAGAAACTGAGGGAAGTGTGGAATGGCTTGAATGGTATTTTGTATGCTAAGGGATCAGACGCGGGGAGGATCTTAGGAGACTTCTTTGCTAAAGCTGCTTTTTGGGGCGAGGGAGACGGAGTAAAGTGGGACCTCCATACAGGGGAAGAGGCGCTACGATTCGTGCATTGGGTATATGAATGGGTTTTTGGAATTCCCAGGAATATAATCGAAGCACTGAACTGGCGCTTCAAGTCCAAAGCTTACTCAAGGTTTTACGACGTCCTAGTGGAGTGGGTGCGGCATTCTGGAGACCAAGATACCTCAACTGGTAATTCCATCCTAAACGGATGCATAGGTGATTTTATATTGCAGCACTATGACAGGGTGCGTGCAGTAGATGGGGACGATGATCTAACCATGTTCCTAAACTCGACTGACTTTGCTCTAATTGATACGAAGGAAGTTGAGAGGATGTGGGCTCAATTCGGATATGAATTCGAATACAAGATCACGAACAAACCATCACAAGTCACTTTCTGTAGCAAACTTTTCTTTCCTACTTTGGAGGATGGGAATAAGTGTTATAGGCCAGGAGCGCTGCCAGGAAAATTCCTGGCAAAGATTGGCTGCTCTTTCAAGCACATTGAAGAAAACCACTATGCTAAAGTGTTAAATGGTTGTGCATCTAACATAGATCACGTTCCATTACTACATGAGATTCATGAAATGGTGGTTGAGATGTGTGGAGGAGAAACTGGAGTCATTCTTCCAGAGGACTACCCTTACAAACTCATCAATGACAGGTCGTATCCCTGCGTTGAGGAGGCGTACGATATGTTTCAGGATAGGTACGGGGTTGGAAAGCTCGAAATAGATGGACTATGCGGGCAAGTCCGCCAACTCGGCACCTTCCCAATGGCAATTAACAGCGGCTTGATGCTGCGGTTAGTTGCTATTGACACCAAATAGATCTTGAATCAATGCCCTAATGAGTTTCCAGATAAATTCCACAGCAAGTTTTAAGCCAAGCAAATGGGTTTGACAGCAAGTGAAGTGAAACAGTTAAGACGCCTTATGGCGCGAGCAAACAAAGGAAAGAACACCCAAAAGGCTCCTTCGAATCCACCAAAACGGGGGAAGAATCCCCCACGCCAGAGGAAGCCACGCAATCCCAGGAGGGCCATGAACCCGCGAGCTGCTCTGCTAGCCAGGCAGCTGCTGAATGCATTCAGCGTTGCGGATCCTGTGGGGTACGGCAGTGATTATGGAGGAAAATCTATAATTACTGCTGAAACCCAGACCGTCACCATAGTAGGAGACGATACTTTGATCCATACCTCGTTTGCATACACAGCCAGCAACTTTGGGGCCGCTTCAGAACCAGTATTCCAGTACAGTGCAAGATCTGCTGCAACGAATGCAGCAATTGGAGGCACTACCCATTTCGCCAGCACCTACATCAACTCATTATTGAGAGTTGTGGGCGCAACACTCAAGATAGAGATCATGGGTAAGACGGATGGGCCAGTGGCGAGAGTGATATTAGAAAACAACACCAATTTGGTTGTTGCGGACTACGGCGCTCTCCTCACTCGAGTTGCACCTTTTACAGGAAGATTGGTTAAAGCAGGCGATGTCATATTCAAGAGCGCAATGCCCATTGATGACACTGCCATGCATTACATGAAACCCTCAGAAAATAACAACCAGAGTGGTAAACAAACAACCGTGCAGGGAGGTCTTTGGCTTCCAACAGACACAACAGCAGTCATCACTACTGTTAGGTATCTCGAGAGATCCGCAGGAGATGAGACTTCTGGAGCGGTTATTCCACCCGGTTCTGAGGACATGTCTGAGCAGGTCCTGAAGATGGTCAAGTATCAAGAGCAGGTCGAGGAAAGAAATCACGGCAAGGGATGGGCTGAGGTGGTGTCAGACGCAGCATTCTACGCGAAGAAGGCGTACCCGTATGCAAAAACAGCATACGACCTATATAGGATGATGCCACAACAGTAGCAATCAGCAGGAGAAGTAACTTTGGACACAGGTCAGCCTGAGCATTTCCCGGACATCGACCCCGGGGGTGCAGGGGATCCACCAGTAAGGCCTGTTATCAACCATGAAGTTGATGAAGATCCACATTACCCTCACGATTGGATGCCAAATCCTCACCACTACCCAGATGGTTTTATAATTAACCCGACGGATGGCACTTACTACCACTTGGATGATGAATCATATGTGACTCCGATAGGTCCCACTAGTCCTTTAGTACCCTCTTTAGGACCGGTCCCAGGCCAATTGGAACCACAGGACGATCATGATTCAGGGGTAGTGCACCGACCGCATCATGAGATGCAGTGGTGGGAATTTCCCAATCCATTCTTCCCATTCTTACCTCTCCTTCCCATTCCACCTCCTTGGTTTGGGGGTGCAGACCAAGAAGAACTTTGAGTAGCACACGCACACGCACGCGCATAAAAAGACGTACAAACAACTGTAACTATCAACGTCAAAAACTATGGACCTTGAGC